CAAATTGATGTATGCTTTGCGGAATATCTTGACGGCGGTAATACAAACGCAAATGCACATTCTGATTGGCGGTATCAATATTCAAGAATAACATTTTCTGATTCTGCTATTCGAGATATGAAAAAGGATCAATTAGAGGAATTAGTAGTGCATGAACTTATGCACATATTTTTGAACGAAATGCGCGAAGGGAAGATAAAACACGAGGAACGCGTTGCAACCCAATTACAAAAAGCGTTTATGTGGGTGCGTAACGCGAATAAGGAAAAGAAATGAGTATCCTTGCCGGCTTTGCCTGTACGCTTTACCGCGATCTATTCCTTGATTTCGTTAACGACATCGATGTGCCGGTATTATTGACATGGCGGGCGATGGACTTGCTCGACGCTGACGATCCGCTGTACATTGGCAGACCGGGCATGATAGGACAGCCGAAAGCGCACCGCTATTTGCAAGCTGCTGACCGCGTGCTGATATTGGGTGCACGTTTAGACAAGGAAACCGTCGCGTATAACTACGCCAACTTCGCGCCGCTTGCGGAAAAGACGGTGGTGGATATTGACGCTGCGGAACTCGCCAAACTGCCGGACGACTGGCACAAGGTGAATATGGACGTGGGGGTATTTATGAGAGGGGTTTTAGATGGACGCATACCGCTTTGTGGAGCTGCTGAACAAATACAGCCACGAGGGTGACATAATCGCGCCGTGCGCTTCCGGCGTGGTAACCAACATCATCCTGCAAGCGTGGCAGGTCAAGCCAGACCAGCGCATTGTCAATAACTACGTGCTGGGACAGATGGGCTACGGCTTGGCATCGGCAATCGGCGCGCATTACGCGACGGGAAAGTCGGTCATCATGGTGGAAGGCGACGGCGGATTTATGCTCAATATCCAGGAATTGCAGACCGTCAAGTGTCTGGAATTACCCATCATCATGTTCGTGATAAACAATAATGGTTACGCATCCATCCGCATGAGCCAGCAAAAGGTATTTGATAGGCTGACCGGTGCGGATGATACCAGCGGCTTGACGCTGCCGAACTGGTACAAACTCGCAATCGCGTTTGATATTCCTTACCTGCTGATAGACGACGCGACCATGTTCAATATAAAGTACGCACTGAAATTAGCGAAGTTGGTATTGTGCGAGGTAATGATTGACCCGTGTCAGGAATATAAAGACCGGGTGCAAAGCAAGCTGGTGAACGGCAAGATGCAAGCAGGAAAACTGGAGGACATCTGTGGCGATTATACCGACGACCAAACCGAAAGTTAACCCGCTTACCACGCTATTGCAGCGTCAACCAAAAGAACTGCTATTGGCTGAAGCGGCGAATATGTCACGCCTTTTAATGGCATATCGCAACGTCATCAATCGGCTGAAGCCATACGTCAAGGCGGTAGAAAATAAACTCACAGCTACACCAACCATCACCGCGAAAGCCATACAGCGCACGGATGAATACGTGGACTTATTACGTGCGGCGGTGGATCAGGTTCAACAATTCAGCCGTTATAACATCACTGAATTGGGCATCACACAATTAGCCGCCTTTGAATTAGCGGTGCGGCATTTGCGCGATTTAGAGCGTTATCTGGGAGCGACGGTCAAGATCGTAACACCGGACGCCATTACTATCCTACGCGACATGCTTGCGCCGGGCAGTAAGCTATATTCACGCATTGAATTATGGGCACCGAATACGGCTGACCAGGTTGCGAAGGCAATCATTGAAGGCGTGCAATTGGGCAAGAACCCGCGCGTCACAGCCGCCGCGATTGAAAAGGCGCTCGGTTCCGGCTTGAATGACGCCATGCGAACTACAAGAACGGTGCAGCTTTACAGCTACCGCGAGGCGACGCGCTATAACTACATTGCCAACGCGGACATCATCGAAGGTTGGATATGGTTCGCAGCGTTGGATGATCGCACCTGCATGAGCTGCATTGCAATGGACGGCAGCGTGCATCCATTGAGCGAACCGCTGAATGACCATTACAACGGGCGCTGCGCCATGCTGCCGTATCCAATCGGACAAGCGGCGTATGTAGATATTCGGCAGGGCGGGGATGGTAAGACGTGGTTCAACGAGCAAGGCGCGGACGTACAAACGCGCATGATGGGCAAGGGGGCATTCGACGCATGGAAGGGAGGACTGATACAACTTGAACAACTTACACGGGAAGTACCGGACGAGGTATATGGCAGTATGAGAAGCGTCACACCACTGGGGGATATATTGAATGAGTGATGAAGCGCGTATCTTATGGATGGTCATTTACCGCGCCATTTGCATGGTCAAGGGCGCGTTGGAAAAGTTTTTGGGGGTGGATAAAAACCACTGCGAATAAAAAGGATATATGAAAAAACTAAAACGAAAGGCTGGCCGCCCAGCTGCCGATCCTAATAATCCGCGAAATACCATTGTGACATTCAAGGTTTCAAAAGACACAAAGCAAAAAATAAAAGTAGCCGCTAAGCCTACGCAATGGGCTAAATGGATGGAGTAAAAAGCCGATGAAATAATTGCATCTGGAGCAGTCGATAAAATAGTTGTGGTAAAATAACCTTTAGTATTCGCTCATAACGGCGCGCCATAAAAAGCCCCCCGCTATGAATGAAGAACCGCCGCAAATCGCGCCCGTTCTTAACAGGACGGGCGTTTTCCTTTAACGCCCAGAAGGGGCGAGATGCCAGACGAACCGACCGCGAAGGTCACCAATGAGGTCGAACCTCAATTAGAGCCTGTGAAGGCTGATCCCGAACCAAAGATTGAATCGGTTGACGAACTGAAATTAAAAGTGGATGAGCTGACGCGCAAACTCACCAACAAGGATGAAGAAGCAAAGCGCGTGCATAACAAACTGGAAAAGTTTGAAAAAGAGGAAGAAGCTCGAAAACAAGCCGAACTTTCAGAGATTGAAAAGCTAACCTTGCGAGCCGAGAAGGCTGAAAAGGAAGCGGTGGAAATAAGGCTGAACCTCACAAAGCGGGAAATTGCTGCGAAGTTTGATTTGCCTCAAATACTGGCCGACCGTATTCAAGGCGCGACGCCGGAAGATATGGAGCAGGATGCGCAAAAGCTGGCGGAACAACTGCCAAAGCCGAAAGCGAATATCTTGCCTACCAATCCTGGTAGTGGACTAAATGGGGTGGAAACAGACGCGCAACGATATGCCCGACTATTTGGAAACCAAAATAATTAAGGGGTAACATGGCTGATCTAAACACCTGGAGTGATGTCTCCAGTATAGCCCAGCGCATAGAGCAGGACGCCTATTTTATCGTTCGACAAATGGGTGTCATGCAGAACTTGATCACTGTCTTCCGCGATGCGAAAGGCATGAATCTGCGCCGAAGCTATAAATATAACGCTGGTACAGCCAACGCAATAGGCGACGAGGACGATCTGACCAGTTCAGCGTTCACGCCGTCGGCTGACCAGACTTTGACGCCCGCTGAAATCGGGTTGCAATTCTTTATCACCGACGCCCGCGCGGAATCCATGCTTCCTGAACAGATCATCGCTGATGCTGCAAAGGAACTTGGCTTCGCTGCGCTGGATAAAGTGGAAACCGATCTAACAGGCGATATGGAAAGTCTGACAGGCGGCAGTTTAGGTGCTGGCACCGCGACCATTACTTGGGGGCGCGTGACCGCTGGTATCGCACAGGCGCATAACGCAAACAAAAGCCCGTCCGTTCCGTTGAGCTACGTGCTGCACGGTTATCAATACGCCGTACTCGGCAAGGCTGCAAGCATCGCTGCTTCGACACAACCTGCCGGCGTTGGCTATGTGGACGAAGTAACGCGCAAGGGTTTTGTGCAAATTTATGGCGGCGTGCCGATGTACGAAACATACCAGGCGGTTGACGCCACTGGCACAAGTTTCGCGGGCGGGATCTTCCCGCGCGAAGCCATCGCCATTGACTGGCGCCGACCGATCCGCATTGAACCGCAGCGTGACGCCTCACGGCGCGGCTGGGAATTCAACATGAGCGCGGTATATGCACATGGCGTCTGGCGTCCAGACTTGGGCGTCTGCATGAACATGCTTGCCGAAACTCCGTCGAGTTAAGGAGTAATGACATGCAAAACTATGTAAATATCAACGCTTTTGGCGGGGTAAATCTCGTCGCGGGTACAACGGCGGGGGCTGGAACGGTAGACATTGGAACTCATGTCTATCTGGCTTTTCCCGTTCCTTCTGACAATCTCGGCGGTGGCTTGACCATCACCGACTTCAGCGTTCATGCAACCGGAACCATCGCGGCCGCTTCTGCGCCGCAGTGGGAACTGGTCAGTTTGAGTTCAGCGGGCGGAACCATCGTTGGCACAATCGGGTCACTTGGCTCGGTTGCATACAGCGGTGAAGTTCCAAAGGCTGGCACCATAACCGACGGTTGGGTGGATAACGACGATGGTGAATACTACGTCGCCTTGAAACACAAGCAGACTGCCGCACTCGCACCTGGCACTATCGGGGTGTGGGCGGTAATCGGCTTCCAGCAAGGAAGATAACGTAATAAACCGGCGGGATAGCCTCACGTGGGCGATAAGCGGACACCTCCCATCCGTTTCCCGCCGGTATTTTGGGAGATTACAACGGGGGTTGTAAAAATGAGAATACTCTGGATTTCAAATGGGATGAACGCACTGACAGGTTATGGCGTTCAAACCAAGTTATTTGTACCGCGCATTAAAGAGCGTCTCGGCTACGATATGGCGGTTTTTGCCTATTACGGCTGCGAAGGCTCACTGATGACAGTCAACGGCATACCGGTCTATCCGAAAGCCATCCACCCTTATGGGATGGATATACTCCGCGCCCATGCCATGCACTTTCAGGCTGACTACGTTCTCTCACTGATGGATACATGGGTGTTTCAACAAGCCAATATCGCGCCAATTCCCTGGGTGGCTTACTTCCCGGTAGATCACGACCCAATGCCGCCCAAAGTGCGCGAAAGCATCATGCTGGCAAACCAGCGCATTGCCATGAGTAAGTCGGGGTTGAAAGCCGCCAATGACATGGGAATGGACGCATACTATGTACCGCACGCGGTTGACACGAACCTTTACAAAATGCACGACAAATTGGAAGCGCGCGATAAGTTGAAATTTCCAAAAGATGCCTTCATCGTTGGCACAGTTGCCATGAATAAGGGCATCCCCAGCCGCAAGAACTTCCATCAAATGCTGGAGGCTTTTCGCAATTTCAAGCGACGCCACACCGACGCGATCTACTTACTGCATTCCCAAATGGGGACAGGGCAGGATGGATTGGGCGGTGTGAATATCCCTGAACTATGCCAGGCGCTCGGCTTGCAAGTCGGCAGGGATGTATTCTTTTGCGACCAGTACTTGCAAATGATCGGGTACGGCGAAGAATACATGAGCTTGATGTACTCCAGCCTTGACGTTCATATGCTGGTTTCATCGGGCGAAGGGTTTGGCATACCAATCATTGAAGCGCAAGCCTGTGGCTGTCCGGTCATTACTGGCGGGTGGACTGCTATGCCGGAACTGGTACATAGCGGGCGCATCATTGACAAAAAGGACGCTGAACCGATATGGACGGGGATTGCATCCTATAACTATCTACCGCATATCAGGGCGGTAGAACTCGCGCTGGAAGCGGAATACAAAAATCCAAGTCCGCGCGAACGCGCGCGCAAGGCAATGGTAGAGAACTATGACATCGAAGTTGTCATGGAAAAGCATATGATACCGACGCTGCAATCCATTGAAAAGGAATTCAATCGCGTGGTCGAACGCCGGGTTGAAATGGAAAAGGAAAGGGCTGCACAATGATAAACGACGCCTGCATCTTACAGCACGTTTATGCCAACACCTTCGGGTCATTGGGCATCCCTGCATCCGCGTTCAACAACATGCTGCGCATGACCTACCTGCGCCATTCCGCCTACGCCGTCAATCATCACATGGATTATTACAACATCCAGGGCGACACGCACCCCGAAATGCTATCCGAAGCGGGTGATTGGGCAAAGGTTGGATTGATCTACGAAGCGCTTGAAAAGGGTTATGAGTACGTGTTCTGGATCGACGCGGACGCCGGCATCGTTGACATGGACGTTGACCTGCGCGAAGCGGTGAAGGATTGCGAATGGGGCGCGTGCGTGCATGACCCGGCCAAGTCGAAGTTCTTACAGCAAGCCAAGATTGATAAGCATATCAACGTCGGCTGCATGTATTTACGCAACACGCCCGCCACAAAAGCATTCACCGAAATGTGGCTGAACACCTATCCTGGCGTGAACAGATGGGCGGAGCAAGGCTCGTTCAATCAAATGGTGAAGGAATACCCGGACATCGTAACCGTCATTGACGATAAATGGAATGCCACCGTCAATGTCAACATGGTGAAAAACCCGGTGGTAATGGCATGGCACGGCTTGCCTCTATCAGAGAGATACCGGCAAATGCGTGACGTGTTCTATTTCGACTATGAGAGGTACAGACCGTGACAGCACGAACGGGAATGACAACCTTAATTGATACCCTGCGCGGCATGACCAATGCCGGAACGGGTGACGCTACGGTGGGGACACTTACTTACTGGAGCGACGATGAAATGCAGCGCGTCCTTGACCGCCACCGCACGTATGTTTATCAACACGAACTGACGCCCTTTGAAACCTACGCCGGCGCGGGTACGCTGGTGTATTTGGAATACCGCGCTGCTTATAAAAACCTTGAAAGCGGCACGGCCGTATTCGAGATGGAAGACGCGACCGGCGCAACCATCGGCACGGGCAGTTATACCGCCGATTACATCAACGGCATCTTCACATTTGACACAAATCAGGCGGGCAGCGCGCGGGTGATAACTACCTACGCCTATAAGTTAGAAGCGGCGGCGGCGGATATTTGGCGCATCAAATCCGGGCTGGCAGCTGCAGGGGTTAATTTTTCCACCGATAACATGAAAGTGGATCGCGGCAAGCTAATCGACAACGCTTTACGCATGGCGGATTACTACGAGAGTAAAGCAAGCGCGGCGGTGGTTAATTTATCGCGCTCTGATATGGGGGATTAATGGCAGACGATAATTTTAAGAAGATACAACTCGGCGGGGAGTTCATTGATTTAGACGACCTGCGCTCCAGCGAATATACCTCTATTGATTACGGTCACCACGAAATACATGAAAGCGAAATGTACACCGTGTCCTATTATTGGGCTTCACTGGCAGACGGAGCCACAGCCTTGCTTTCCGGCATCATCCCTGCCGGCATGTACCCACATACTGAATTTGAAATAAGTGCTGGCGGAAATAGCACATTTTCAATGATAGAGGGCGGAACCATAACCGGCGGGACAGCGGTAACCGCATATAACCGCAACCGAAACGCCGCAACTCCTTCCGTAGGAACGCTCGCACAGCACAGCGGAACGCTTACCGGCGGTTCAACAATATATACAACGTATATGCCCGGTGGTGCAAAGAATTATGCAACAGGCGGGGGTACACGGGCAGAATCCGAATGGATACACAAAGCCGGCGCAACTACCACCTGGCAAGTTGTTAATGTGTCCGGCGGAGCTATTAAAGTTTCAATGGAAGCAACATTCTATAACAAGGATGTATCAGTATGAACATCGGACTGACCGCCGCAGAACTGACAGACATCCGCACCGCCATTGCCGACCTGCTACCGGATACCTGCACGCTGCTATCGGTCACCAATACACGCGACGCGGTGGGTGGTGTAGTGGAAACCTACGGCACGGCGGGAACATCGCCCTGCCGCGTTGACCCCATCGTGCAGATGAAACCATACGAGGCATTGGGGGCTGGGGCGGTTGCACCATTCCACCGCTATATGCTCACGCTGCCGTACAACTCGACCGTCACAACCGAAATGCGTGTATCCGTGAACGGGGAAACGTTTAATGTCATCTCGGCGGACGACCCGAAATCGTGGGAAGGGTCAAGACGGGTGATATTGGAGCAGATATGAGTTTTAGTATATCCATTCACGTTGACACGGCGAAGCTGGAAGAAATCGCCGCAAAGTCAGGACAGACAACGCGCCAAATCATCGAAAGCGCCGGTAAGGAAGTCGAGAGCTACGCCAAGTCATTCTCGCGCGTGGATACAGGCGCAATGAAATCAGGCTGGCAAAGCGAGATGACCGGCGACATGACCGCGCGCATATCGAACGACGTGGAATACACAATCTATAACGAATTTGGCACGTACAAAATGAGCGCGCAGCCCATGCTAACACCAGCAATGGAAATGATCGCGCCAAAGCTGTTATCACCGGCAACCTGGATGCCGTTATTCAAATGAACGCGCTGAATATTGCAATACTCGGCACGCTGACATCCGGTACGGCACTTGGCACGCTGCTGACACACGGCACAACCGCCGGGTCAAACTATATCTACTTTCAACAGGCACCGGATAACACGGCGCGCCCTTATGTGGTATGGAGCCAACAGGCGGGCGGCGACGATGTAACGCTGCCAGCAAGGGGGTTGAATTATCTCGAATATATCAGGGGCTATGCCGACAATGCGGCGCAAGCCGGGTCTATCGCGGAAGCGGTTGACGGGTTGCTGCACGGCAAGACGTTATCAGTGACCGGGTACACCAACTTCTGGTGTAACCGCGAACTGGAAATCTCGCTCATAAGTAATGAGCAAGATGGGGAAAAGGTCTATTCCGAAGGCGGGTTATACCGCGTTCGGCTGGATAAATAAGGAGTAAATAATATGTCTGCTTTTGCTGGTTCATCTCTTGTAGTTCGCTGGTTACAGGCAGCGGCTACCACAGTTCTCACGGGCGATCACCGCAACTTTTCATACACGCCGTCAATTCAGTTCTATGACCAGACGGCCGGCGCGGATGAGAACAAATCCTACCTGCCCGGCGTGAAAGACGGCGCGGCTTCCTATGAAGCCGTAATGCAAGCCGGTGCGGACGCTGGTGGCACAACCACCTATGCGGTATTAGCAGAAGGCGCGGTTGGCACAATCGAATTTAGTCCCGAAGGCACAACCGCAGGTAAAACGAAGTATCTCGTTCCTGCATTGTCACAAGGTGCTGCATTCAGTTATCCATATCAGGACGTTGTAACCGTGACAGTCAACTGGCAGCAAAACGGGGCGCGCACGCAAGGCACGAACTAACAGGTAGAAAGGGGAGGACATGGCTAAAAATTATGAGCTGTTAGAAGGCTTTAAGGCAAAGGTGACGCTGTTCAGCGGCGGGGAAGTCGTGCTGGATATGATGAAAGTTACAGCGCGGGAATGGAAATCGCTATTTGATAAAAGCCAGAATGAGGTTGATGAAGCGGCGATAATCGGGAAAGCAGCAGGAATGACAGCAGACATGATTATTAACCTTCCGCAACCCGATTATCGTCAACTAATAGAGGCAATGATTGTAATTGCATCGAAGCCTTTAGAAAACCCTACTTAAGCCAGCGGGTATTTTTCTCGCTGGCTTATAACGAAGGCGCACCGTATGAGATGCTTGTATGGGATATGGCCGAAAAGTTTGGGTGGACGCTGGAATATATTGATAGCCTGCCCGTTGCCAGAATTATGGAATTTCTGCAAATTGAGGATGGAAAAGGTAAGGCTTTTGAACAAACCCAAAAGCGCAAAAAGGGGAAATAGTGGGAACAAAAGTTGCTGAACTTTACGCAGATATAACCGCCAATACCTCTGGTCTAAAAGCTGGACTG